ACCCTCAAGAATTCTGTCTACTTCATTTGAGGGCGAGATTATCTCAATGTCATAAACGCCGGATGTTGATATCGCCCTGGTGTCCTCGGCCCGTATAAAAAGATTTATCGTTCCGTCATCTGGGTCTGCATTCCCAAGAATTATTCTAAATGTTGATATGTTCTCAGTTGTCAGGGTGGCAATTGGTGTTGCCGAATCAATGTACTTTCTAACCTGCATTCTTGCTGTGTATCCAGTTAAGTCCCAAATCAGGAATTCTGGGCAAACTTCTGGGTCTTCGCAATCCCCTGGATAATCCGGGTTCGTGTATTGCAGGGTCAGTTGGAGGTCAAAAGTTGACCCTTGCTGACAAGTTATATTGTATTTTCCCGCAACCATTGACACGGTTTTCTCCAATCATTGACCTAGAAGATTGTAGATTAGAACACGTCGACTTGGTCGGTAGTTAGCATCAAATTGCTGAAGCAGAGTCCTTATTTGGTCCGACCTTCTTGAGACCCATTGACATTGCCACTGAGAGAGCAACGGCTGTAACTCCAACTTTCAAATTGCTCTGGTTGACCAAACCATCAAAGTCGGCTCCAGTAGCAACCCATGCGGCAAGGTAGGCCTGAAGAAAAGTTCTGACTGCTCGCTCAACTGTGTCTTTAACAAATTTGCTTTCCATATCTATCTCCTCAATCTTTCGGTATACCCAATTTACCACACCTGCCTACTCTGCAACTTTTTGGATTCTGCTAGAGTCTCGGCGTGGCTCCAAAAAAACGAAAACCAACAATCGGTTTCTTGACCAGCGACTGGTCATGGGGGACTGACCCACTTCAGCCAAACGGCTGTGCATGGTATAGATGCAAACTGCCTTCTGACGAACTAAACAAAAGGGGCTGGTTCACTACCGTTGGTTTCCCTGGTTTCAATCCACAACGCGGATTTGGGATGGTTGTACCAGGGGATAAGGCTGTTCACGGTTGGGACATTATTGTTTTCAAGCTTTTAATGCAGCGTGCGGTTTTAGAGGCGATGCCGCGAGCCAGGGAGCTTGGTCAAAAAATAGTTGTCGACATAGATGACTGGTTCGATGGTTTGGCTGTAACCAATCGCGCACATGCAGCAACTGACCCCAAAAACAATCCAGACAATAACCGTGAAATTTATGCTGAAATAATCATGCAGGCTGATGCGGTAATTACATCAACTCCGTTTCTTTTTGATTATTACGCAAAGAAGCGCGACAACGTATTCCTGGTTAGAAATGGGATTGATATTAATAGGTGGAGACCACGAACCCCAAGAATGAACCATCGGTTAAAACTCGGCTGGGTTGGTGCGACCCCGTGGCGTTCCAACGACCTGGAGACACTTTCGCCGTTTTTAGGTAAATACCTAGTGAGCAGAAAGATGGGTTTTCATCACTCTGGACACACATTAAACGGAGCTCCATTTGCCAATAAACAACTTGGGATACCAGACAACATAACAAGAACCTCTCCATTAGTTCCGATTATGTCTTATCCAAAACTGTTTGAGCCAATCGACATAGGGATGGTTCCACTTAGCAATGTCCCTTTTAATCATGCAAAGTCGTTCATTAAAGGTCTTGAGTACGCAGCTGCTGGGGTTCCCTTTATATCTTCTTACTCTCCTGAATACAAATACCTAGCCGATAAGGGTATTGGCAGAGTTGCCTATACGGCAGATGACTGGATTTATCATCTTGATGAATTGAGGATAACTCAAATCAGAAGAGATGAAATAGAGCACAATTTAGAGATGCTGAAGGATTTTACAATAGACAAAAGAGGTGAAGATTGGGATGCCACTTTTAGGGTGATTTTGGAAAAAATATAGGCCACCGTAATGAGCGATATAGATTTTACATTTGGCATAATCACTGTCTACGAGGACAAGCAAAGACTTGACGAAATAATAGACAATATTCGAAGTTTAAAAATTCCAAGATTTGAAATACTTATTGTTGGTGGTGGTGACTCATCTGGTATTGATGGACCAGACATTGTGAAAATTGACTTTGACGAATCAGTTAAACCAAAGTGGATTACAAGGAAGAAAAACATTCTTGTTCAGAATGCAAAGTACGAGAATATTGTGCTGATGCATGACTATCACGTATTTGACGCGAGCTGGTATGAGGAGTTCAAGAAGTTTGGTACAGACTGGGAAATCTGTTCGTGCCCCCAGTACCTAATCAATGGCGACAGAAATCCAATGGATTGGTCACTTTGGGACAAGCCAGGACATGGGCGCGCCTGGTCGCTTGATTACGACGACTGGACGCAAACACAATATATGTACATATCTGGTGGATTCTTCATGATTAAAAAGCACGTCATGATTGAGGAACCTCTTGATGAATCGCGCGGGTGGAACGAAGAAGAAGACGTTGAGTGGTCAATGCGTGTGCGCAACAAATACGTAATGAAGTGCAACGGAAATAGTATTGTTCGTCACAACAAGTGGCACAGACATGCAGGACCCAATCCAAATGAAAAATAACTTTCTTGTCATCTTCGACCTCGATGGGGTTCTGATTGAATCACGAGAAGTTCACTACGATTCGCTGAATATCGCTCTAAGTCGAATTGGACAAGAGTATGTTATTTCCGAAGAAGAGCACCTATCCAGATATGACGGACTTGGAACAACTACAAAGCTAAAGATGCTCACCGAGGAAAAGGGTTTACCAGAGTCAGCGCATCAGCAAGTCTGGGAAGACAAGCAAAAAGCTACTCTCCAAATACTTTCAGGTTTTCCCAAAAACTATATAGCCATTGACATAATGCAGACCCTTAAAGAAAAGGGTTGGCGAATAGCTGTTGCGTCAAACGCTATAAGAGACACTGTAATTACAGCACTAGATGCAATTGGTGTACTCAAATATGTCAGTTATATAATGAGCAATGAAGATGTAAGGAACCACAAACCTCATCCTGAAATGTATTGGCAATGCATGGTCTCCCTTGATGCGACACCAGCAAATACTATAATTATTGAGGATTCCCATATCGGCAGGGAAGGTGCGCTTAGTTCTGGGGCAAACCTACATGCAATAAAGAACGCCAGCGACTTAAGCAAAGAACGTTTAATGCGCTTTGTTGATGAAATAGAGACAAGAGGCAAGAAGCCTGTTGCATGGAGGAACGAAAAAATGAATGTTTTGATACCAATGGCTGGAGCTGGTTCACGCTTCGCACAGGCTGGATATACGTTTCCAAAACCGCTAATCGAGGTTAACGGGAAGCCAATGATTCAGGTTGTTGTTGAAAACCTAAATATTGATGCCCACTTTATATTCCTTGTTCAAAAAGAACATTACGAGAAATACAACCTAAAACAAGTATTAGGACTTATTAAGCCAGGATGCGATATCGTTTTGGTTGATGGAATGACCGAAGGTGCTGCATGCACGACGCTTTTGGCATCTGGCCTAATAGACAATGACGAACCATTATTAATGGCAAACTCCGACCAAATAGTGGATTGGAATAGCAACGAGTGTTTGTACGCATTTGGGGCAGAGGGTGTTGATGGTGGGATTCTTACATTTAAGGCAACTCATCCAAAGTGGTCATACGCGAAGCTTGGGGATGACGGCCTTGTCAATGAGGTTGCAGAAAAGAACCCAATTTCAGATAATGCCACAGTTGGGATTTATTACTGGAAGCACGGCTCGGATTACGTGAAATACGCAAATCAAATGATTGAAAAAGATATCAGAACCAATAATGAGTTCTATGTTTGCCCAGTATTCAATGAAGCAATTCAAGATGGGAAAAAGATTCGGATAAAGGAAGTTCCAAAGATGTGGGGTATTGGAACACCGGAAGACCTCAATTACTACTTGGAGAACAACAAATGAGCAAAAGTAAAAAAGATTATCTAGCTATGCAAAATTCGTATTATGACGAATATGCATCAAAATGGTCGCTTGACTTCAGAGACCCAGTTGTCGGCTCGTACGACGCACACAATAACTGGTCAGACTATGACAATTTCTTATTCAAGGACTTTGATACAAATGGTCTTGTAGCACTTGAATATGGATGCGGACCTGGGAGAAACTTGGTCAAGTTTGCAGACAGATTTGCTCGAGTTGACGGAATTGATATATCTGATGTAAATATAGAAAAAGCCAGAATCAATACAAAAGCAAACAATATTTCAGAGCCAAATCTCTATGTAACCAGCGGGGATAATCTTTCAGCAATTGAGGACGACATTTACGATGTTGTTTTTGCAGTTATTTGTTTTCAGCATATTTGCGTGCATGAAATCAGATTTAATATTCTGAAAGATATCTTCAGAGTCTTGAAGCCGGGCGGAAAGTTGTGTTTCCAGATGGGGTACGGCGGGAAAGGTGAAATACCGACTGCTGGCTATTACGACAATAACTACGATGCTGGAAGTACTAATGGTCACTCGGATGTAAGCATCCAGGATGAGCAAACACTTTTTGATGACCTGGTTGGCAAAATTGGCTTCACGAACTTTAAATACGACATTAGGCCAACTGGCCCTGGTGATAACCACAAGAACTGGATATGGGTTCAGGTTGAAAAATGATTTACATATCTCACAGAGGAAACACAACAGGTCCAAAACCAGAATTTGAGAATCATCCAGACTATGTGGAGGAAGCAATAGCAAATGGTTTTGACGTAGAAGTAGACCTTTGGGTTAACGAGTCTGGGATATTTCTTGGCCACGATGGCCCTCAATACTCAGTGCCTAAAGAATGGCTTATCGATAGGACGCATCAGTTATGGGTCCATTGCAAAAATCCAGAGGCTCTTAGCTTTTCACTACATTATCAGCTGCATTGTTTTTTTCACAATACAGACGACTACACAATTACAAGCAGGGGTTATGTTTGGGCTTATCCTGGGAAAAAATCAACATCTGACAGATGTATAAATGTTCTGCCAGAGCGCTCATGGTGGGAAATTGATTCAAATTGGAAAATAGGTTTTTCAGGTGTTTGTTCAGACTTTGTTGGGATGTTAAATAAACCACAAATCAAGATACCTGATGCTCCAGTATTCAAGCCAATTGACTATGACAAACATTTCGTAATTGGAACACCGCTTGTTGCCTGGAAATGTGACGCTAAAGAACACTTGAACTGGCTGTCAGACAGAGTTGAGATATGTCGAAAGTTCCCAAATGTGAAATGGTTTTCTGCATTCGAGGTTGACAACAGAGGGATAGAGCCTTTTGCAGAAGTAATTGAAGCTCTTCGTGGAGTAAATGGGGATTACTGGACATACTCCATAAACGACATGCAAGCCAAAGTGGATTCCGGAAACAGATGGATTCGCATAGAAACCGGCAGAAACCTAATAAGAGAATTTGCTCAAAGAAACAGAGTGACAAGCGGTCATCATTGGGGCGAAGATTGCACTGAATTGAATTATGGCGTAATTAATTACTCTGCAGTACTTTACATAGATTCTGACATGTCTCTTGATAGCAACGCTATTGAAAAAATGCTTGAAGTCAACAGGCCTCTAGTGGGTGTGGATGTTCCTGCCTACTGCCTGTCTGGTCCAATCATTAACCAGGAACCAAGAATTGAAGAGCACTGGAATACCGCAGGAGCGCTTCTTGTTAATGCTCCGGCGTTCTATGACTTGCCATGGTCGCACAATGCTTATCTAAACCTGAGTGATGACCCGACGTTCCAGTCCATGGCCGAGAGATTGTTGCGCAGAGAAGGTGCTGAGAATCTTGACACAACATACGGAATGACTTGGGTTAGAAAAGACGTGCAGGCAAAGCACGAAGGCCAGCTAGTGGCTGTTGAGCAAAGGAACATAGCGGACAGAGCTATTTGATTTTTTGATTTAGATACTCGTCTATATCTTCGCTGATTGAACTAAGCGAAAACTCAATTCCTTTTCTCTGTTCTTTTGTTGGCCAACTTGATTCCTGGTCATGGCTTGTTGGTTCTTGGTTCTCCTGTGGGGTCATGACTGGATTCCAATCACGTTTTCCGTTTTCCTGATATCTCTCTTCAACCCATGGGAAAGCTATGCCAATATAATCTCTTTCTCCAAGCAGGAATCCATTTGCGTATCTTTTAACTTTTGTTCCAGTTCTATCAACTAAAAACTTTTCAAAATTTCCTCTTAGCGGGGGGAATGATTTTTTGTTTTCTGGGTTTAGCAGCTTGTAGTCCGACCAAGGGACGTCCTCATCGTGGAACGGCAATCCGTTTTCATCCTTGTCAGCCTCATATGCACCAGTGAGATAATGCCAAAGTGTGTGTTGCTCTTGTTCTTTTACTTTTCCTGGGACAAAATCAGAGTCATATCGATGCTTGTCATATCTGCCATTAGTAAGTTCTGAAAACTCGTAAGTAACGTCAAAGTGGTCAACTGCATATTTTTGAGATACCTGCCCAGGAGTCAATTCAAGATTGTTAATTTCGATATATTTCTTAATCCCATCTTGAAATTCTGGATATCCGTGGCAGGTGAAGTCGTCTACAACTACGGCAATTATTGAGAAGTCTTTTTCGTCTTTGTACTTTTGATTCAACTCCTCAATAACCGAGTGCTGTGGGATATTTCCACATCCTGCAGCAACGTTGAATATCAATGTGACTTTTCCTTTTTGGCTTGACAGGATGTCGCTCTTCTTGCCACCCGCAGACTGAAGCTCGATGTCGTATATCGAGATTGGGATAATTTTTTCAAAATTGTTGTAAGCCATACGAACATGTTACATCACGAAAATTCATCAGTTTAATAATTTCTGAATGGTAGAATTGGAGGCTCTTTTAAAGGAGGCACCATGTTCGTACGGCGTCGCCGCGTTAATAAGCCTGCATTGATAATGGCTGTTCCTTCGGTATTCCTTTTGCTGGTATCAATTTTTGGTTTTTCCGCTCCAGTGCAGGCATTGTCGCCTGTTTTTGAGTCAACTGCGGCAGCAAAGGTGACCCTGGGTTCGTTGGCAAGCCGAACCCAATGCAAGGTTCTGGGCAAGCAGGGGATTGGTCCATACACGATGACCGGCACCGACTCCGCATCCAATAGTT